ATTGACCATTAATAACAAAACCAACTCTAACAGAACCTACTCCTAACCATTCAATATCAATAAATAATATATTTGATGTAGCTGGATCTAATGTAAATCCACTAGAACCTGTTCCATTTAACTTATCTCCATTCCAACTAGATTGTGATATTTCAGTATCAACTGCTGCTCCAGATGTATAAGTTCTTCTTACTATTTTAAGTGTTGTTCCATCTGCTGTAAAAAATATTCCGTTATTTGCATCAAATAAACCTACCTTTTGTTTTAAGTTTGCAGTCAAAGTATTCATTACAAATGTATTAAATATAAGTAATGATTTACCAGGTTGGTAAGACATAACTCTATTAGATTGTCTTACTGTTTTAGAACTCGCTGCTTCTGTTACATTTAAATTAACCGTAGATTTATTAGCTGTATAAGTAACACTTCCACCACTTGCAGTAGTTGCATTAAATAAAGTGTTCTGTGACATGATACTCTTACTATCAAAGATAGTTAGAGGATTAGAAACTCTTAATCTTCCGAATGCATCAACGTTATTACCACCGATTGTAATTAACTGACCATTACCAATATTTACATTATCACAAGACATTAACACTTACCTCCACTAGACATGTACCAAGTAAATCTTTCTGTATCTTCTTTTAAATCTTTTAAAAAAGTAGAGTTTAATTGTTCTACAATAATACGAAGAGCTCTATTAATCTGTCTTTGATTATCTACTTCATATTCATTTTTTGGTTCCGGTACTCTTACATTAATTTTAGCCATTATCTTCTTCCGTCTGGTTGTACGTCAATTTGAAATGTTCCAAATCTCCAATTTTCACCTAAGTTAATATTTTCTATTTTAATACTTCCATATCTTCCTCTTGCTCTAGTGCTTACAAATTCTGTAGAAGAATCAATAGTAAAAGGACTATAAGTAGAACTAGTTGTAGTTTCAGATGGCCAATTACTTATTCCTATAGTGATTTGATTAGTTCCAGTTAACGCTTTAAAGTTTGGTAAGAATCTTCTCATTGATAAAAAAATTTCACTTTGATCTTTTTGTAAAGAAAAATCAAAAGACTGAATAAAAGAAGTTAAAGTAGTTATAGAACCATCCGGATTTATTTGATCTGTACCTGTATCTTGTTCAAAGAAAACAGATTGTCCTAACCCTGTTTGACCTATAACTGTTGGAAAAGTACCAGTCTCAGTACTATTATATTTTGTTGCATAAGGGTTTGGATATATTAATGAATCAATCCAACTAGTTCTCATTGATGTAGAACTAGTATTTGTATACCATACTCCAAGAGCAACTTGTTTATTTGCATCTGTATAATTATAAACTACTGATCTATCATTATCTGAAGATCCTTGTGTTGGATACCACCAAGTAACTTCTGTATATAAATTATTTAAACCAGCATTAATTTGTTGTCCTTTAGTTGTATCAATATTATCAAATATATAATCTTCAACAGAACAAGGTAATGTTTTAACTGTTCCATCAAATGCAAAAAATCCGCTATTACTCATCCAGTAAGCAACACCATCTATTTCTACCGCAGCATTTTTACCAATTAAACCACAATTAGTTCCTACTTGTTCAAATGCAAATGTAAAAGGAGCTCCTACAAATTTCATTGTATATAAAGCGTTATCAGTCCAAACTAAAATAGTTTCTTTCGCGTTCACCGCTCCTACAATCTTGGTACCATCTTGAAGTCTAAATGAACCCGCTGTATTAATTGCTGTTATATCATACTCATTAATACCTTCTATTGTTGAAAAACGAATAAACATATCATCTTGTGTATCTTCATCATTAAGAGTTGTACAAGTTCCAAAGTGAATTAAATGTCTTGTTGTAGGTGATATTAAAGTTAATCTAGAAGCAACAGGGTTATTTGTTGTTTCAAATCCAGCAGTTGTTTGCGAAGCGCGTGTTGTTAATCTTGCTGCAATACTAGAATCCCAAGTAAAAGTTTTACCATTAGCAATGGTTGCAACTAATACATCTCCATAATTATCTAAAGACCAAAGTCCTGGTTCTAAAGTAGTAGTAGAAGCTAATACCGCTGTTCCCCAACCAGTATAATTACTTGCATCTGTAACTGTTGTTCCATTTGTATGAGTTACATCTGCTGTTCCAAGTTGACCTCTGGTAATTCCTGAAATGGTATCTGATGCAGTAGTGTTAGTTGTATAAGTCATTAATTCACTATCAATAAGTAATGTTCCAGTTGCTGGGAAGGTAGCTGAATCTGTAAGTATAACTGAAGTTGCTGCAGCATTAAATGGTCCACCATTATTAATAGTTGTAACTGATGCTCCTGCAACTGTTCCACCATATTGGCCTACACCAAATCCATATCCATAAGTTTGTAATGCAGGACCTACAGATGCGTAAGGTTTAACAGTCATACTTCCACCTGTTGATACAACTGCTGTTGCTTGATTTAATGAATTAATAGTAAATGTTGTTGGAGTGGGTACTGTTAATACTTGAAATAGTTTATCTTCAAAATCAGCAGCACTTAAACCAGTTCCTCCTGGTAAAGTTACAGCATCTAATACAATCATATCACCAGCTATTAAACCGTGATTAGTTGTAGTTGTAATAGTACATTGTTTAGTAGTAGTGCTATTAGTTGCTAAAGTAGAAGATGTAAAGGTAACAATAGTACCAGTATTATCCGTTCTAAAAGGTGTTATATCAAAAAGTTGTCCTTCAAAATATATAAGTAAAAATTTATCAGTACCTAATGCAACATATCTGTTTCCAGATCTATCAACAAAATCCAACATCTTTCTACAAACACCTACAATTGTTTCATTAAGTAAAGATGCCCAGCCTCCTACTTTTTCAGGAAGCCCATATCTAAATCTTGTATTATCTGAATCTATCCAACGACCAAATGCACCTACACTTGTATCTTGTTTATCAATTCCTGGAGCGAATTTAATTTCTGTAAGAGCCATGGATTAGCTCCTATGCTGTATTAGTTTTATAAGTCCAACCTTGAGTAGCATTTACATAGACTAATGTAATGGATTGTCTGTTTGTATTTAAAGTTAAAGCAGATGCCGCACCTAAAATATTACTACTATTATTACCTACTACACAATTGTTTGAAGCAAAGAAATTAAAGCCATCAATAATAACTACTTCATCTCCTACACTAGGACTAGCAGGTAAAGTTACTGTAACTGGGTTTGTTCTTGTATCTACAATTAATTGATCTCCAGCAACTGCTAAATAAGGTGAATTAGTATCACTAATAGAGTTATATCCTTTTTGCATTATACCAATAGAAGTTAAAACACTAGCACCATCTGATACTAATAATAAAGTAGATTTAACTGGAACCTTAACTGGGGTAGCTTGACCTGTAGTTAATATACCAATTGTATAATTAGCAGTTGTTCTAGATGTTGCATCTTGAATAATAAATACTCTATTTGCATTACCACCAGTTGTTGTTGCTGGCATTGTCACTGTACAGTTTGCTGTTAAAGTTCCTGTAAGTTTAATATATAATTTTTTACCATTAGCAGTATCTGAACCATCCGCTAAACTTAAATTAGTATTTCCTGAAGTAAGTGCTAAAGTTGTATATCCTGATGAAGCTGCTTGTAAAATTTGTAAATTGGTATTGGTAATAGTTCCCCATAAACCTGATTTTTCACCGGTTGCTATTAATTCTAATGATAAGTCTGTTGAATATGTTGATGCCATAATTTAATAAGGTACTATTGGTGTCCATACCATGTTTGCTCCTGGTATGATTTCATTCCACACAATAACGTTTGTTATTCCTCCGTTGTTACTGTCTAATGTTAATGGACTTCCATTAACTGATACATTTGATGTTCCGGATATTGTAACTGTTCCGCTGGTAATAGTCAATTGATTTCCAGTAACTGTAACACCAGCAGTTGCTGAAACAGTAACAGAACCAGTAGCCATTATTAACGGCGATCCGGTTACATCTGTTTGACCAGTACCTGAAATAGTAATAGTTCCGATACCTAAGAATAGCGGATCGGCGCCTGATGTTTGTGTAATAGCATTAGCTGATA